TGTTAGTGTTATTTCAACTGGATCAGAAGAACTAAAATCTAAATCACCAAAAGTAGCATCTTGAATGTATGTTCCATATAGAGTCCATTTTTCAATTATGTCTCCAACAGGTCCTAATACTTGGCATGTAACATTTTTCTTGTAAAAATCTTGATACCCATCTCTTCCAGTAGCACTTTCATGATGTAATCTAATCCATTCAATAACAGCTGAAGCAGCAGAAGGGACAATCGGGTCATACAAAGTAATTTGCATTGTTTGCCATTTACCTTTACCCTTGACATATTTAGTAACATTCATATGTTCCAAAACAACTTCGTCAAAAGTAAGTTGTGGTCTTTGTGCTGTCTTTATAGTAAAGGCAGGTATACCAGCAATTTCCATGATAAACCGATTTTTTAACTTCGGTTCATATGGTGTGTAAAATATCTTATTCGCTTCTAATAATTCGGCCATTATTTATCTCCTATAGTAATAAATATCACTTTCCTAAAAATTATTCAGGAAAAGCAGCTCCGGTTGGTTGAACAACAAAGTCTAATACGATGAATTCAGCAGTTCTTGCTGGTTGTAAGAATACTTGACCAATTAACATATTTCTGTCAATTGTTTCAGGAGTATTATTACTATCATCCATTACAACTCTGAATGCATTTAATCCACTATTTGCCTGTACTTGTTCTAAGTAAGGGTTCACAATATTCAAGAATTGATTTCTTAAATCTGTTGTATTTTGTTCAAATACTAAATTCCTTGAAGATTGAGCAACAAACTTCTTAA